AATTCGTCCTGCAGGTCGCAGGCATGACAACGAGCTGTTAGTGCATCTTCATCATCCAATTCATATATTGTGTGAGGTGTCATTGCTGTGCAAGCGGCTATTTCAAATGATTTAGCATGGCGTTCACACAATATCATTGTGTTTTGTTCTATGGCACAGATAAACATTACAGTGAGTCCTTTAACTTAGCAAGTTCTTCATGTGTTAAGAACATTTCAAACCTACGTTCAAATATACTTTGACTCAGTATTTGTATGTGCCAAACTGATGTTGCTTCAACCCAAGTCTTTTTGACTCGTAATTTGTAATCTTCTGTGTTGATTACATCATGTTCTTCTCGTGGTGCTTGTCCACCATATACATGTATTTGTCCGTGTTTCATTGCTTGTCCTTATTCTGGTGAAAACGTTTGTTTCCACGCTGGTCTATTTGTGTATTCTCTAGATACGTATTTGTCTCGCTGTGCTGCCATGCGTTGTTGCGGAGTTTTATTATCCCAGGGTTCTGCTATGCCTTGTAGGCAAGCCAATAGAGCATACCTAGCACTATCAATGCAGTCATCTGGATCACTAAATCTTCCTTTTTCATCTACATAGTAGTTAGTTGCTTCGCTCAAGAATTGTGTGCAATTCTCATTGACCATTAAACTTCCTACTTCTAACATTTGTCGCATTTGGTTGATACCATATGCTTTGTGGTTAGTGACTCTGCCCTGTGGATCTGGCGGATTCATAATAGCTTTATCATAGACATTAAGTTCATACTGTTCAAATAATTCACGAATGCTGTTGGCACTCATAGTGTATCTGCCAGCAGTACTAGCGTCAGCAGGTAAAACGATAGGAGTACCGTACACTTCAGGACGAAGTAAATGATTGATATACTGAGTGGGGACAGCTTCTTCAATGCCCTGCACAACAATTTGTCTATGTAAAAAAGCAGTCTTCTCATGTGGTTCCCAATACATTAATGATATAACAGTTTTGTCGTTGACCAAGCCCAAGTCCAAGGCAATAACTCGTTGTATGCGTGGCATGCGTAAAAAGTCAATTTCACCTGTTTTATATGTGGGCCAGTTGCCGATTTGAAATACTGCACCTTTACCCATGACAGGCTTACCAGCAATACGTGCTTCACGTTCATGCGGCAAGTAATCTCGTTCCAATTGACGGCGTGTTTCATAGAGCAAGAATGGCATGCCCCATGGATCCATTTCAGGAACATCATCCCATGCCACACGAATAAATTCATAGCCTGTTTCTTTGTTCCAAAATTTACTTACAAGTCCGTTGAGGCCTTTGAGCGGTGTGAACGAACATAAAACTTTGCCCTGCGTGGTAGCAGTTCTAGTAACGATTTCACTGAAAAAGTCATCCGGTGGCTGCTCGTCAAACACCGCCAAATTAAGTTTGAAACCTTGTAGTTGCCTAACTTCCTGTGTGTAGTTAGCAAATAATAGATAACTGTTAGTACCACTGACGTGCCGGATCTCACAGCCGATGTTGTTAGCACCATCGTTACGCATAGTATCAACAACAATACAATCACGGGGGACAGCACCAGTGCCCAAATTTTCTGTAATCTTAACATCCTGTGTTCCTAATAATTCATTTTGCAATACCAGGGCAACCTGACTCCAACCTTCACCTGCTACCATGCAGGTAATGGGTTGTGTAAATCTATGTCCCTGCCACCAATCAGGATAAAGTCCAGTTAGGTGCATGGCAGTTTCATAGCAGGTACTCACAGTTTTGCCAATCCTGTTTGCCGCAAGTATTCCTCGGCGTTCACTGTTGCCAGTTAAAAAGAATTTCTTTTGATGTTCAAAGGGTCTAAAGTATTTGAGCTGATTATACCGCATGTCATCGGCAACGGCAATGCTCAAATCCATTAGTTCAGTTTTTACATCGCCATTTAAATTAGCCAAGGAATCCAATGTTAGGTCATACTTGTCCACTGCCCAACGTAATGCACGGCTCATTAATATTTCATTACCCAACATTAATGTAACCTTACTTGTGCTAGTTTAAAATGTAGATAATCAGTTAAACGTTTAAGTTCTTCATGGTCTAATCTTAGATGTACTAAGAAGTCCGGTTTATCATCATGATTGAATCTAAATGAGAGTTCAAATTCATCAGGACCCGTCCATATTCCGCCTACATCTAATGCACTTGTTTCATCATGAGTTAGGTTGAACATGTTTTATATCTCTGTGTATTTGATATACGTTGTGCAATGCTTGACTCAGTGCGGCAATTTCATCGGCTGTGGCAGTCCATGTTGCAGGATCATTTAATGCGGTGGGTTTATTGGTCAGTATGGCTTGTAAACGTTCCGCTATCAAACGCATGACATGCTCACATTGGCCAGGAAACTTTTCCACAAATGCTTCTCTATGTGCGGCATTTACTTTTTGTAGTATTAAAGTATCTTTGACTATGCGAGCTTGTTGCGCTTGATATATTGCGCCATCTCTAGGAGTATGGTCTGTCATATTAGTTGCTTCTTGTGTCAGTGCCCCATGGGTCAACAATAGCTTCACTGTTAAACTGTCCAAAGTCACGGTCTACGAATGTGTCCCAAAAATTACCTTTGTTAATTTTCATACTCTGCATCATGGTACGTAGTCTACGTCCCACTGGAGTCAGCGTGCCATCATCACGCTGAATTGTTTGTTCGCCTGAACATTTGCCAAGCCATTTGATAATCTCTGGACGTTCACGACCAAATTTGTCAATTTTTGTGCCATGCGGTACTTTTTCCCATGGACCATTGATTTCATAACTGATTGTGCCATCGTTGTATTTGCGGAATGTGCAATGACATTTTTTACCCACGGCTCTAGCGTCTGGATCCGGATGCGGAACAAAAGGACTAAAGAAATAATTTTGCAATTCGCTTTCGGGCGGTAAAGTAGGATCACGTGCGGGAATTTCTGGAAATGGTTCTTCGGGCACCATTTCTGCTTTATCTAGATATGGATTTTCACCGCCAATAAAATTAGTGTCAATGTCTTGTCCGTTGAGAGCATCCATGGCCACTTGATATTTTAATTTGTTGGCACGACCTTTTAAGTTTAAGACAATCCCCGTTTCATCAAAGACAAATCTCTCAAGTTCTTTGGCCGTGGGAAAGTCGGTCATTAAACCTTCCATGTCGTATTCAGCGTTACTTATTGAACGTGGCGCAATGCCAGCAACTTGATTTGCTACTTCAATTATTTCTTGGGGTGTTGGAGAAGCGTCATCTTCCCATGGGCTGGCTACGTCTGTAGGCGTGGCTGTTTTCTTAGTCATTTCATTTCCTTTATATAAACAGGGAAACTATTGTTTCCCTGCCTACTATGCTATATTGAGACTATTGTCTCATTTGTATTTAACCTTTAAAAGTTATTAAAACTTTGTGTGGCATTTTGGTTTTGTTGTGGAACTTGGTTACCAAAATTTTGGCCAAAAGATTTACCGCCGCCGCCAAATATACTGCCGGGCATCATGCCCGCACTCTTACCGTTACCGTACTGCCCTTGTTGGGGTTGACCAATATTCTGTTGTTGAGTTGATGGAGGTTGGCCGAATTGTTGCGGTGCACCTGGTAGTGGGCCTGGGCCAAAACCAACACCAGGTCCTAGATCTGGGCGAGGTGTATAAGGGCCACTAGGCATGCTTGGGCTTGGGCTTGGGCTTGGGCTTGCAACATTATTCAACAAGGGTGCTAGCCCAGCAAGGCCACCTTGCATATTAGCACTGGGATTGAATTGTTGATAAGATCCAAAACTCATGATTACTTCTTAGGTGCTTTGTATTTTGCTGGCAACTTAGCACCATTGGCAGTAGAGTTTTTCTTTGCACCAACGTTGGTGTCTGCGCTTAGACCTTCAACAGCTGGATCACGGAAACTTTTCATGCCTTCACCACGACGAGCAACTGCACTAGTTACCATGTCGGCTAGAGCACTTTTCTCATTGCCTGTGCTGGCTTTTTCTTTCATGAACGTTGAACGCTTACCGCCTGCATCCATGTTGCCAGTTGTGGGACCACGCTTTTGGTTGATCTCTTTTGCCTGCATGTTTTTTGTAGATATTCTCATACTTGATTTCCTTTAGTTGGGCCACGACCCATGTTAATTTTGTCTGCGTTGCCCTTGTAGTTTTGACCTTCACTGGGCATAAATGCTCTAGTGCCAGGAAAACGTCCGCCACCACTTTCACGTACTTGTGGATTGGCTGAACCAGGGAACATGTCTTTGCCTGGAGTAAACTTTGGTAATGCGGCAGCATCTGGATATGTGCTGTCATCGTCACTCTTGTTGCCTACTGTAGGACCACGTTTGTTGTTAAACGTTTTGTTAGGGTTTTGGATACCGCTGTGTTGGTTACCGGCGAATTTGTTTGCACCACGATTAACGCCATTACCTGCCATGCCGTTAAAATCTAAGTTCATATCGCTTTGTGTAATGCTATTATGCTTCATTTCATTTTTCCTTTTTTGCTTGCTGCCGCTCTCTTAGTAGAGTATGCGATTGCCACGGCCTGTTTAGGAGGCTTACCTGCGGCGATTTCTTTTTTGACATTCTCTGTGAATGCTTTTTTGCTGGTTGATTTTTTTAACGGCATAATGTTATTTATACTTGTTTGACCCCAGTAAGTTTGCTCAATGCTTCTGCAAAGGCCAACTGCTTGGCTTGGATAGCGTCTTCGCTGTCAGTTACTTCAATTTTAGCTAGAGTATTCATAACTTTGTTTAGAATCAAATTATGATACTTTAACACTACATTCTTATCACCTTCATTGCGAGCTGATATAAAATCTTCAACTAGTAATTCTTCGTAACGCTGTCCGCCTGTGCGGGATTCTAAGCTGGACAATAAGTCTTCTACGCTGACGTGATTCTTACTGCCTTTTTTACGGCCAGCATTGGGGCGAGCTCCGCCACGGCTGGAGATCTTTTTCTTTTCTTTGGGTTGTTCTATGCTATCTGTTTTCATAATATTATTTAGCAGGATTAAATACAGTACTAGACTAGGAATTGCAATGAATTATACATGGACCTTTGCCACACTTGCTGACGTTGACAGCATAGTTAACATGGCTGAACAACACTTTCAACAAGAAATTGATTTAATCTTTAAACCAGAACCTCCAATATACGCTAGAAACCTAGCTTATGCTGTGCTTAATCAAACTTACTATCCAGGCAGTGAATTATTAACTGTGGCTAAAACTCCTGACAATACTTTATTAGCTTATAACTGGGCTAAGAGTAACGACCGCGCATTTTGGAGCGATGATTACATGATTAACGTGCGTATGGTACATTTAAATTTAGAGTTATCCGCTAGACTGCGAATTAAACTAATCAAAGAAATGATGACGCAATGGGAAGAGCTGGCCAAGTTCAGTAAAAATCCTATTATATGTTCAACTACTATGCGACATGACCAAGATGCTTTTCTTAAACTACATGA